GGTCGGCGATGGTCTGGCAGCCGATGCAGCGGTGGGTGATGGCGGTGTAAGCGAACTCGTCGCCGCCTGTGTCCTCGTCCCACTCCTCGGCGCGGGTGCCGCAGGATGGGCAGACCTGGCGGCGGTTCTCCTCGAGGGCGAGGGCTTTACGCCGGTCCAGGTCGGACCAGGTGCCGTCGCCGTGCCCGCGGTAGTAGCTGTGGGGGATGCGGTATGCCCGGCACAGCTCCATCTCGGCGCGGAAGGCAGCATCTTCGATCAGCCTTTTCCCAGGTCGGTGCGCTTGACGTGCTGGATTGACCAGGCGGCCCGCCACAGATCGGCGGCGTCCTCCGGGCCCCACGTCTTGAGGTAGTGGGCGGCGTCCTCGGCGGGCATTCCGTCGAGGGAGGCGGCGGAGATGAGGGCCGGGGCGAACGTGTCGAACGCGAAGTTGAGGCCTTGCTCCTCGTCCTGTTCGCTCGGCTTGTGCTGCTCCTGGAGGTCGTCCAGTTCCTGCTGCTCCAGGGTCTGGAAGCGCAGGATGATGGTCGCTGCGTCGTAGGCCTTCTGCGCTGCGGCGAGTTCCGCCTTGGCGTCCTTGGCCTGCTTTTCCACTGCGGCCAGCGCCTCGGGGTCGAACGCGTCGGCCTTGCCGGCCTGGGCTTTGACCTGCGTCAGGTAGGTGTCGGCGTCCTCGGAGGTGCGCCGGGCGGCCCGGTAGCGTTCGCGGATCTCCGGGTCCTCGCACAGCGCGAAGGTCCGGATGGGCTTCTTGACGTTGTCGAGGCGCTTCTTGAGGGCGTCCCAGTTGCTGCTGGCGGTGCTGGCCATTGGTGAGTCTCCGAGGGGGAAGGCCCGGCCGGGCGCGTGGCGCCCTTCCCGTGTACGCCACGGGCCCGGCCGGGGGCTGGTGGGGTGTGCTCCGGCCGAATCAGGTGAGCGTCGGGACGGTGCCGTTGAACAGCGGCCTCGAGGTGATCGTGAACTGCACGGTGATCTTCGCGGCCTCGTTGTCCGTGGTGTACGCCTTGGAGTTGGAGACGACAGTGGCCGGGTAGATGTCCATGCCCTTCGCGCCGGTCGTCAGGCCCTTGGAGAAGATGGCGATGAAGCCGGATGTGCCCTTGGCCAGGTCGTTTTCGATGTCGTCGGCCGTGCTGTCCTCGTAGAAGGTGAGGGAGGAGTCGGCCGCGGAGTCGTCCCCGCCGATCTTCGAGACGAACGTGGACGCCATGTCCGGTGTCTCGATGGGGCTGTTCTCCAGCGACCATCCGTCGATCGCGTTGATCTGCTGGGTGTAGTCCGTGCCTCCGTCGATCTCGGCGCCGGTCGGGACCAGCGTTCCGGAGGCGACAGTCGGCAGGAAGTAGATCTTGGTGGTGCCCTTGCGGTTGAACCTTGGCATGTTGGCCCCTCGCGGATAGGGGCCGAACGTTGGGGGCCCCTGCTACACGTGTGTGGTGTGGCGGCCACCAGTGGTGGTGGCGTCCGCGTGGGGTCCCGCCGCGGTGCGGTGTTGCCCAACCCCAGTGGGGTCAGGCGGGGGTCAGGTCGAACCTGAACCTCTGCACATAGGTCATGATTGCAGCCTCTTGCTCGGACGTTCCCCCAGGCTGCCCGCCCCACTCGACTTCTAGAGACCGGGTCATGCAGGAGGCGCCGGCGACGGTCAGCGGATACAGCCACAGGCCGGTGCCGGGGTTGCGGCCGAGGAACGTAGCGCGGGCCTTGTCGGCCATCCACTCCAGCTGGTCCAGGTCCGCGGTGGACTGGGGCACGCTCGGGTCGGGCCCGGACACGGAGGTGATCTGGTAGACGAACGAGCCGTCCTCGTTCAGGTCGGCCAGTGGGGCGCCGCCAACTCTGGTGTCGACGCTGTACAGCAGGTAGTACGGGGGGACGCTGCTCGTGGTGGGCGCCCGACCGCGGCCGACGGGCATGGCTACGGCCGTGGACAGTGTCGTCTCCACCCAGTCCGTGACCAGTCGCTTCTGAATCATCCGAGGAGCTCCTCCACGACGGCGCGCATCTGTTCGTGCAGTGCGTCCTCGATGGGTCCGATGGCGGGCTGGACGTGCGGGTACGGCGGCTGGAAGAAGTGCCGGCCGATGGAGTCCGTCATGTCCCAGAACCCGAACTCCAGACGGCGTCCCTGCGGGGCGTTGGTGCCGATCGTGCACTCCGCGCCGTACGGGACGCCCCGGGTCTCCGCTCGCCACGATGCCCGGTACTGGCCGGTGATGACGTTCGGGCCGGGCCGACCGGAGGCGTTCTGCCGAATCCGTGCCACACCCGTCCTTCCGACGTTCCGCATGCGGCGCTCGGTGACGTCCCCGAGCCGGTCTGCTGCGGCCTCGAGACGGCTGGCCATCTCCTCCAGGTCCATCAGGCACCCGCCTGCACACGGGCTGCCTGCTTCATGTCCAGGGGGGTGATACGGACGACTTCCACCGTGGAAGCCCGACCGGGGTCCTGGCAGAACCACTTACGGCCGATCAACGCCGTGTTGGCGGGGTTGTGCACCGTGACCACGTGGACCAGATCGTCACGGGCGGGCATCGGCGCGCCCAGCGGGGTCAGCAGACGTGCCGGAGACATGGTCTCTTCCGTCCACGGCAGGATCGCGCTGGGCAGGGCGTTAATGCCGCCGGGAGCGCCGGAGGACAGCACCGCCCCGGGCCCCTCGTACAGCAGCTCAGGCTGCGGGTAGGCGAGACGTCCGGTGGCCGGGTCCAGGACGGGGTCGCCGGTGGCGGGCCGGGTGATGCGCACGGTGTCGACCATCAGATTGGAGGCGATCCACGCCACGGCCCCTGCCAGAGCATCGTCCAGGCCGGCCATCACGCCTCCTCTCGTGCCGCGTCGGCGAGCTGGCGCAGCATCGCCCGGGTCAGGGCGTAGCGGCCGTCTGCGAGGTCGTCCCGGTTGAGTGCGGCGTTCTCGAGGGCTTCCGCGTCGATGCAGCTTGCCGGGCGGGGGTCAGCGACCGCGACCCGGGCCAGCCCTTCGAAGGCGGCGCCGGCGGGCTGCCGGGTGTGCAGCACGAGGGTGGGCAGGGCTGCCTGGATGTCGTGGTGGAGCGCGTAGCCGGTGACCTGGTCCGGCGGCAGGGGCGTGCCGTCGAGGGTGATGGTGGCGTGGCCGGGCTGGGCGTCGATCCGGACGCCGTGCGCCTGCGGCTCGCTGGGGCGCTCGGTCACTGGCCACCTACTTCTTCTTCCGGCCGCTGCCGGACCTTTTCAGGCTCGGGTATTTGCGCACCACGGCCTTGCGTACGGCCTTCTTCTGCGCCGGCGATCCGTGCTGTGACACCCTCGCCAGCGCGTTGCGCGCGTGAGCCAGATCGTCGATTCGATACTTCTTCGCCTTGGGCAGGGCGAACTGCTTGCTGCTCATCTTCTTCCGGCCGCCCTTGGTGTTGCGGCGGGCGTTGGCCTTCTTCGACAGGCTGGACTTGCGGCTCTTGGCCATCGCGGGTTCCTTCATCGGCGGTCGCGGGTTCGGCCGGGAAGGGGACTGTGAGCGGGACGGTGCGCTGGAACATCACTGCTTCGTTGGTGATGAAGTTGCGCTCGCGGCTTCCGTCGGGGCGCTTGTAGTACTCGTGAAAGACGATGACGTCGATCAACCAGGGGACGCCGCCTTGGATGGTTCCGTTCTGTACGGGCAGTACGTACACCGGACGGCTGACGGCGACGCGGCGCGGGTCGATTCCGTTGGCCTTGAGCCACGCTTGGATGCGCTTCATACGCGGCCAGTCGGGCAGGCCGTGCCCGATGTGGACGGACTGGGCGTCGGGGGGCTTCACAGGAGCGCTCCGGAGAGGATGTTGTCGCGTCCGATCAGGTCCAGGCGGGGCAGGAACTCTCTGACGCAATGGGCGTGACTAGTGGGGTGGGCGAGGGCGTCCTGGATGGTGCGCAGTGTGCGGTCTGCCTTGTCCTCGTCCTGGTGATCACGCCATCCGCAGCCGTTCCCGTCCCGAACCTCCACGTAGCTGACGCCGAGTTCGTCCAGGGCGGTGCGTGCGGCGGCGGTGTTGGCGGTGGTGACGGCCTGCCAGGTGAGGGAGGCACGGGCCCACGATTCGACGGGGTGGCGGGCGTTGTTGGCGTAGACGACCGTGCCCAGCGGGTGGGCGTCGCGCAGGGCGGTGGTGTCGAAGCGGGCGGCGTCGGAGCGGGCCATGTCCTGGGCGGCTCGCAGGAAGGCGCGGGCGCGGCGCAGGGCCTCTTGGATACGGCCGGTGAGGTCGGCGTAGTACTGGGCGGACGCCGCGGTGACGGCCGCTCGGTGCCGGTCGGTCCACCGGAACAGGGTGGTGGGCCGTAGGGCGTTGTCGAGGATCGTCCACGCGCCTTCCCGGTAGATCAGGGGAAGGTCGGTGGAGGCCCACCGTTCAGCGAACGCCATGATCGTGCGGTTGAACTCAGCAAGGCTGGTGTTGAACGCGCT